ACCCAAGCAATGACGTTAAACGCTTCGGGTAGATTAATTTTAAATACTACTGATGACAATGCAATAGGTAGATTACAAGTTAGAGGTAATGGTACTTTTACAGGTACAGGTTATGATACTATTAATTCAGCTGAAGTACAATTAATTAATACAACATCTTCAACAGGCAGAACTTTTGTTTTAAATTCACTTAATTCAGGTGGGTTTCAAATTGCAGATAAAACGGCAGGGGGAGCAACAAGATTATTAATTGATAGTACAGGAGCAGCTACATTCTCAAGTAGTGTAACGGCAGCTACTTTAATATTTAAAGATGCAATAAATTCTAACTCTTATGGATTTAGAGGTCTTTCAGGAATAGTAACTCTTGATGCAGGTAGTGTTTATCCTACAGGTTGGAATTTTCAATATGGTGGTGGTGCTTCTTCTGCATTATATATTAACGGAAGCGGTAACGTAGGTATAGGTACTACATCGCCAAGTTCTATTTTACACACATTATCAAGTTCGGCTAATAGCGGAATTATTGCTACTACTTCTGCAACATCATTATTTGTTGAATATAGGGTAAACACATCTACTGCGGTTGGTTATATAGGTAATGGTAATGGAATTCTTACAAGCGGTGGTAATACTAATTTTGGCGTAAGGTCAGAAAATGATTTATTATTTGCAGCAGGTGGAAATGCCGAACGTATGCGCATAACAAGTGGGGGGAATGTAGAAATAAACACAGGCTCAATAAAGACAGGAGAACCAGACACGGGTTGGGGTAGGTCAGCAATTAAAATAGGAGCAAAAGTAAGTGGAGAAGCGTTTAACGTTGATTACTACTTACCTGTAAGCGTAGACGGAACAGTATATTATATTAACTTAAATAGTTCAACACCTTAAAAATGGCATTAGAAACAAAATGGATTGTGGTTCAAATGGATACCGCACCTTCAGAGGACAAATTAACAGACGTAGTTAAAAGAGTACATTATCGTTACGAGGGTACAGACGAACAATACTTTGCAGATATTTACGGAGTATTGTCTTGTGCTACTCCTTCGGAAACTGACTTTACTGCTTACGAAGATTTGACTTACGAGCAAGTATGTCAGTGGTTACAAGCAGGTCTTAACACAGAAGCTATGAATGAAAACTTAGCTATACAGATTGAGAACCTTAAAAACCCACCGATTGTAAATTTACCACTACCATTTGCTAATCCACAATTATCTTTACAAACAAAAACAAACGAAAATGAAGAACAAACAACTGCTCCAATTAGTGAGCAACCTTAATGCCGTAATCGGTAACAGCGAAACAAAGACCCAAAAGAAGCTCGTTAAAATTTATGAACGAGTAAAAAAACATCACGAGGACTATCAAGCCGAAGTTGAGATTTTGCGTTTAGACAATGCGAGTACAGACGATAAGGATTGCTTATTACTTGATGACAAAGGAAATTACAAGTATACAAAAGAAGGTATCAAGAAGCTGACAAAAGATATTGAAGCCTTAAATGATAAAGAATTTGATTTTCAAATAATTAACGTAGTCAATCCAATAGGGTTGCAGGACTTTACTTTTTTACAGGATTGGACTACCGGCATAGAATTTAACAAACAAGAAGAAGAAGAACTATAAATGGAAAATAACCACCAAGCAGACCAATCAACAATGGTATCATTAGTAAGTGCAACAATTAGCATTACAAGTATTCAACCACTATTCACATTGATTGCAAGTTTGGTGGCTATTGTTTCTGGCGGTATGGCTATCCGCTATTACTATAAAATGACTAAGAAACTAAAATGAGATTAATACTTTTAGCCTTATTACTTACTTCGTGCGCTTCTGTAAAGAAAGCATCGGAGCGTCTAGATAGCACAGTAGTCAAAACATTTGATTCTGTGCGTGTAGTCGTTTTAGATAGCGTTACTAAAATAGTAGAAAAGGAAGAGTATTTTACCAAGACCATTACTTACTACGATACTTTGTGGGTTACTAAGGATAGTATGATAACAGTACCTAAGTACACCGAGACCTACACAAGAGGCACAAAAGAGAAACAAACGGATAGTAAGCAGACCAAGACTGATTCAATGGCTCTAAATCGCACAGAAACAACCCAAATTTCGAAGATAACTAAAAATAAGGATAAGTCCTTTGGCGAGTTCTATAAGGCTCTAATAGCCCTTATATTGATAATAACGCTAATCTTATTCTTTTGGAGACGTAAATAATATGGCAAAAGCAGCAAAAAGCGTAAACGTATCGGCTAACCCGTTACCTATTACATTCAAGGAATTTAGTAAAAACCCTGTTGTTGGTATGCTATTTTTATGTATCTGCGGCATCAGTTATTTGTATATAGACAATGCAAAGCGTAACGAAAAGCAAGACGAAAAGATAGGCAGCTTGTATGAAATGGTGCGTAAAAGTGATAGCAGCAACGCAGCAAGTACGGCTCGTTTAGAAATGGCAGTAGACTTAAAGGCTTTAAAAAAGTTTAAGTAAATGCGTTATTTGATATTGGTAGCATTGATAGGTTGCGGAGTTAAACAAGACACGCAATTAGAAACGCTTAAAAATAAAGTAGAACAAAGCCAGATGCAGAGTGTAGAGGTGCAAGGGGTGGCAGCTCAGGATAATAAAAAGGTAATTACTAAGACAGTAAAAACAATAGTTACCTTAAAGGAAACAGTAAAAGAATTAAAAACAGAACTAAATGAAGTTAAGGCTAAATTGGATTCTGCTAATTCTGTCGATACTAATAGCACCAAGTTTCAGCTTCGCCCAATACGTTAAGAAGATAGGCGGTGAGGACAAGATTGTTATTAGCCGGTCAGAAGGCGAGAAGATTAACAACTCTTTTGATAGCCTAACTAATTTAGTAAGCTACCAGAACACCCGTATAGATAGCTTATTAAGAGCTAACATTAAGACAAGGGATAGCCTACGCATTGACTTACTTACCTTAAAAGATACTTTAACACAACGCAATAAAATTGCGATTGATACGTTAAGCGACTATCGAAACAGGTACTATAAAAATATAGCAATTTATGAGCAGTACGAAAAAGCGGTGCAGTTTGAAATAAAACTACACAGGCTTAACTCTGTTTTGTTTGCTATGCTAACTTTATTTTTATACTCACAAATAAATTAAAATGCAATTAAACGACAGAGGCAAAGACCTAATCAAATTATTCGAGGGCTGCAAATTAGTAGCTTACAAGTGCAGCGCAGCAAAAGATACTATCGGCTATGGCAATACCTTTTATGAAGACGGAACACCTGTAAAACCAGGAGATAAGATTACACAACAAAGAGCAAATGAGTTATTTGAAATTATAGCCAAAGAGTTTGCTGATAAGGTTGCTCCATTAGTTAGGAGTACAGTTACACCTAATCAGTTCGCAGCACTTACAAGCTTTGCCTATAACGCAGGTATCGGTAACCTTAGAAGCTCTACTTTATTAAGAAAAGTAAACGCTAACCCTAACGACCCTACAATAGCTCAGGAGTTTGCTAAATGGAACAAGGCTGGGGGCAAAGTATTAGCAGGACTTACCAGACGCAGAGATGCAGAATCTAAATTATACTTCACACCTTAAATTAATATTATGAAATGGTTAGCCAACTTATTAGCAGACGAGAGAGGTAGCGTATCTACAAAGCGTGTTATTGCTTTACTATCGGCTTTATTTATTTGTATTACCTTATTAGCTAATAGCTTTACGCATCAAGAGATTGCCCCTTCGGATAAGCTTGTAGATGCCGTTATGGTTATTTGCATAGCTGCGATGGGTACTACTACAATAGATAAATTCAGCCAAAAATAAACAATGCTAAAATCAAAACGCAAACGACTATTCTTTGACATCGAAACTTCGCCAAACGTTGGCTTCTTCTGGTCTGCCGGATATAAGCTAAATGTAACTGCTGACAGCATAATTAAAGAACGTGCTATCATTTGCATCTGCTATAAGTGGGAAGACGAAAAAGAGGTTTACCATTTACAATGGGATAGTAAACAGAACGACAAACGAATGCTACAAAGTTTTATAGAAGTAGCAAACACGGCAACGGAATTAGTAGGACACAACGGAGACAAGTTCGACTTAGCGTGGATAAGAACACGCTGCTTATTTCACGGCATTGAGATGTTTCCTAAATACGTTACAATAGACACGTTAAAGGTAGCTCGTCAGAAGTTTAGATTTAATAGCAACAAGCTTAACTATATTGCTGACTACTTAGGCATTGGCACTAAGATAAAGACTGAATATAGTTTATGGAAGGACATAGTTCTGCATAAGGATAAAGTAGCTATGGCTAAAATGATTAAGTACTGCCAGAAGGATGTGGTTTTATTGGAGCAGGTATTTAACGCACTTAAAAACCATATCGAACCTAAAACACATTACGGGGTTATATTCGGTCAGGATAGAGGCACTTGCCCTGAGTGTGGTAGTGATGAGATAACAATACAAATGAGGCGCACAACCGCAACAGGAGTAAAGAAGATTTTATATAAGTGTAAGACTTGTTTTAAGATACATAGCAAAACCGACAAATAAAATGGATAGCAAAATACTAGCAGCAGTTATAGAAGATATGCGTAGCCGGGAGCAAGTAGGCAAAGTTAAATACGGAACTACAATGGATAGAGAAGATTTAACAACAGGTCAATGGATAACGCATTTAAAACAAGAACTGCAAGATGCGATTCTTTACCTTACTAAACTTGAACAAATACACAATGCGCCTCAAAAAGATATTTAGCTTTGGTAATATCTTAGACCGAGAAACCTACGAGCAACTTAGGGAACTAGACTACAACAACCCAAACTTTAAGGGTTGCGGAGATGAGTTTCAGTTCAACCGGGAGTGGTGGGTTATGCTTGATGAAGGCGAGATAGTAGCTTATTGTGGCTCAATTTATTCCAAAGGCATCTGCATATTTAACAGGGCTTGGGTTAAAAAATCACATAGAGGGCAAGGCATACAAAGGCGAATGATTAAGACCCGGCTCAAAGCTGCATCTACTTTTTGCCACATAGCTATCACTTACACAACCATAGACAACTTCCCTTCCGCTAATAACCTTATTAATTGCGGTTTTAGACTGTACCTGCCGGAGTATTCATACGGGGGTTCTGACAAACTTTACTTCCAGAAGATACTATAAAAGGTAGTATTTTTACTACTTTTGGCTGCATTTTACTACCGACTTTGTCAAGTTATATATTACTTTTTTTACATATTGTAAAGCTATAACTTTACATTTTGTACGTTATTTTGTACGTTTCTGCGTACATAATTGGTAATAAACTGCACAATTTGATGTGCTTTTATCCTATATAAGACACATTATCTGCAACCTTGTTGCAAAAATAATTGTAAAATATTTTAATACTTTTGCACTTTGTATTGTTAATTGTAGTAGATTTGTGCAAACAAAACACAAATGACACATTTAACCACCTACCAGAAGTTCCAATATCAGCGATACGGGAACATCTTACTGCCTAATGGGAGCAGTACACAAAACCCCAATGACCCTCAATTACTGCCTAAAAACTACGACTACGAAGATGATGATTACACGTTTAGTCGTTGGGTAGAAAATCAATCAGAGCTTGAACTATTAAAAACGCAAGACTATGAAAATTGATTTTATAAAAGAAACAAAGCCAGACGGAACAATATTCTACTACACCTTAGT